GCCGTTGATCAACTCCCACTCTCCGGCCAGCGTCGGAGCGCCATCATTGTTGTAGTCGCCTTGCAGTACGAACGCACTCACGGGGCTGTTGTCCCAGGCCTCCAACACTCGCACCACCGAGAGATACGTCAGGCCGTCGCCGTCGAATGACAGAGGACCCGGTACGCCAGCGATCCTGAACCGAGTAAGGCCGGGAGCGGCCAGGTTCGTAACCTGCAATCCCTCAGCGATCAGGGCCAAAGTCGGGGAGCCACCGGAGTGCGAAGGCGTCAACGGACCCCAGCCCGCTACGACATCGACCATGTTGCCGACGTCGTCGTACTCGGAGAAGTCGAATCGCACCGCGGCCTCGGCGAGCAGTGAGGCAGCGCCGCCACCTCCGCTCGCAGATGAGCCTACGACGGCGACCGAGGTCCGTGGGCTCATTACAGCAGCTTCGGCTTCGCAGCCGAGTCACCGTTGTCGAAGGCCTTCTTGAACTCGACGACGACGGTAGCGGAGCCTCCGAGAAACACGCCCATGATGACCTTCGACCAGAAGTTGGCCGCCTCGAGCGAGATGTCGCCGATGACGACCTGGGCTGCCCAGTCGCTCTCCGCGAACAGGAGCACGACGACGATGAAGGCGACCCACACTCCCAAGATCTTGAATGCGTTGTCCCACTGCTTGTTCCTCAGGTAGAGGATCAGATTGAACAGTGAGATGCCGAAGCCGATGAGTACGGCGACGGGGATGAACGTGTCCATGATGTCTCCTTCAATTGCTGATGCACACGAAGAGCGTGACCTGCCCTCCAGGCGCGTTGAACTCGAACATATCAGGGTGGAACCCCTCAGGGCACGTCAATCCCGCCGGCCCCTGTGGGCCGATCGGACCCTGCGGGCCCTCGGGCCCGGTGGCGCCTGTCTCGCCGGTGACACCCGTAGCTCCCGTCTCTCCCGCGGGGCCAGGAGGCCCGATCTCTCCTTGAGGTCCTGGTGGTCCTGGCGAACCCGAATCTCCCTGCGATCCTGTGGGACCGGCCGGCCCCGCGGGTCCGATAGGTCCGGCAGGTCCGGCCGGACCGGCAGGTCCCACTTCCCCCTGAACGCCGACGTCACCTCGAGGTCCCGTAGGACCTGTCTCTCCGGCTGGGCCAGGGACGCCTTGAGGACCGATCTCGCCGATCTCTCCGGCGGGACCTGCCTCACCTCGCTCACCCTGATCACCTTGCCGAGGGAGGAGATCCGGATTGAGTCTCGCCGCCTCGAGGATCTGCTCCGGTGTGGGGATGTTCTCACCGCGAGCTCGCGCCTCGTCGACGGCGGTCGCGAGAGCGATGATGGCACCGTCGAGGTTGTCGAGTCGCTCGTTCTGCGCGCGATCGTTCCGGTTCGGCAACCAGAAGATCATGATGATCCAGAGCACGAGGAGGGCCGGCACGACGATGAAGAACGTGATATCGGTACGCCGACGGATGTGACGCATCACGAGGTCTTACCTCTCAGATCGTCGATCTCCTTACCCATGACTCTCATCTGCGCTCGTACCTCGATCAACTCCTCAGTCAGCTCCTCGACTCTCTTCCGGAGATACGCGATGGTTCGCTGGGCGTCTGTGTCTCGTGTCTCGAGGGCGGCCCTGTGCTGCTCGCGCAGATTCTCCATCTCCTCGTCATGACGAGCTTCCATCTCCCTCCGGTCAACAGTCCACTGATGCCGCTCCTGGATGACGATGCCGAGGACGAACACGATGAGGAATGTCGCTCCGCCCAGCGGGATGAGTCTGGCAAGGTCGTCGAAGTTCACGCTTCACGCGCGCCGAGCCGCTCAGTCGGCGCTCTGAGCAAGCAGATGCGCCGCGTACATCTCGCCGATCGCGTGCTCGATGCGCGTGAGCCGCTCGTTGACGTCCACGATGACAGTGACACGGTCGACCTCCAACTCGCCCTCCCAACTGCCGCAACCCTCGTCGACGGTGACAGCAGCCGAGGCCGCGAGTCCGCCGATGAACTCCTCGTACGTGAGATACCCCTTCGGGAAGCCCCCGACGTTCACTGCCGGCAGACCGACGAGCGTGGCTCGGTTCTTGATCCCCAACAGCGGGTACTCCCAGTGCCCAGACACGTCACTCGCCGCGAGCTCGTAGACGCGCTCCTTCGGCGCGCCTGGGCGAACCATCCCAGAGAACCAGATGCCGTATTGATCTCGGCCGACGCGGACATCTGAGGCGCCGAACCCGACCCTGTCGTAGAACGCGGTCGCCTCGGCGATGCCGATCCCGGTCTGACAGTGGGCGGAGCCCTCGCCGCAAACGATCACGCCGGTGCGACGACCGCCAGCCGCGGGAGCGCGACCGCGCATGAAGCCCTCGAGGTCGCCGTTCGGCGGGTTGAGGCACTTCTCAGGGCGACCGCGAAGGCAGATGCCCGACGGCGTGATGTGGCCGAAGTGGTGAATGCCCTGGGGCGTCTCGACGAGAGTCGACGGGCAGCTCCAGATCCCGCGCTCCGGGTCGTATCGAAGTCGCTTGTCGGTCTGGATCGATCCGAACTTCGGGTCGTCAAACATCCAACTGCAGGCGTCCCACTCGGTCAGCGATGCAGCAGCAGCGATGGAGCCGGTCGTCACCATCGCGATCTTCGCCTGAGACCACGCACCGGTGTCGACGATCGCGAGATGCCGCGGTCGCGCGCTGGTCGTGACCTCGAGTGCGTCGTCGTGCTTGAATCTCGCGACGATGACTCGCTGACCATCTGCGGTCAGCTCCATATCCGGCGGCTTCATCCCGTCATCGGAGAAGAGAGCCTCCATCTCGGAGATCTGCTTGTCGATGATCTCCTTCTTGACGCGAAGCTCGACCTCGCTCGCGTCCCAGCGGAGGCTGACACCTGTCGCCCCCTCGTCGAGCAGCTCGATCACTCGGCCGATCGCCTCGAGCGTGGCAGGGTCAGACGTCTCCGAGAGTCCGCCCTCGACCCAGATGACGTTCCCGTCACGGCGCTCCATCCCGTCGACGAACCCGACGATCATGGCGGTGTGGTCGCCTTCCTCGCGATCCCACACAAGATCGAACGGGAGCATCCCATCCCAGTTGAGCGCGCCGACCTCGAACAGGCGACCGTCGCCGGACGGCTCTCCCTCGACGAGCGCGATACCCGCGAACCTATGCGACATCGGCGACCTCCTCAGGTGCAGACTCTAGTACCGGCTCTCGGAGTGGCGTCAGGACCAGGCCCATGAGAGCATCGCCAGCGACCGGCAGCGGCCAGCCGCACGAGCCGTTCTGACACCAGTGCCTGAAGAATCTGTCGAGAGCGTCGACACTCTCGTCGACTGCCATCGCGTCGTGCGCGCCGTCCATGCTGATCTGCCCTCGCCACCACGTCGTCAGGTGCTCGACGACCGGATCGACGCAGCCGTCGATCCCGAGATTGAGCTCGGCGAGTCGGTCCGGACCGAGCATGCTCGGGAGGCGCTTGTTGCTGATCTGGTCGACGTCGATGTCGAGACCCGGCGTGAGGTACTCTCCCGCTCGGTTGATCCTGTTCCGAGCCGCGGCACCGATCCTCGAGACGGCGGTGACGTACGCCATGTCGACCGCGCCGCGGAGCTGACCCTCGAGATCCTCGGCGTCCAGCGCCGCAGATGCGCGAACGGGCTCGTTTCCGGCGACCTCGCTCGGGTCGTTCTCTCGGCCCTGCCCGGGGTTGCCGCCCTTCCGGAGGAGCACGATCCGGTCGAGATCCTCCTGCGTCCCCGCATCTTCCTCCTGGATGCCGGCGGTCCGCCTGACGTACTGCCCGTTGACGAGACCGCGATCGTACAGGTCCTTGGCGTCTGCGACGCTGTGGCGCTTAGCGAGGAGGTCAGTCGCGTCCGGGAGCACCTGGACCCGCTGATCCTTGTTCTCGAGGAGCATCTTGAGCGCCCTGGCGTAGATGCGTCCGACGAGCTTGCAGATCGGCTCGATGTGCGACCGATAGGTCGTCTCCTCGATCTGGAACGCGACTGCCCTGTTCGTCGCCGTCATGCCGAGGAGGATCTCGGGCGCGACCGGGAGGCCCCAGGCGAGCCGCTGGATCTGGAACTTCATCTTGTCGTCGAGACGCTCGTCGAACTCCTGCTGCGGCTTCGTCCACTGGACGCCGCGGGCGCCATTCGACAGCGAGCCGGTCATCAGCTCGAACGGACCTCGGATGAGGATCGGGCTCGCGCTCGACGTGCGCGGGTCGGCGATCGGCGCGTTGATCGCATCCTCGAGTCGCTGTCCGAAGTTGCCACCGGGGATCGCGAGATCGAACTCCTGCGCGACGGTGAGGATGCCCATCTGAGCGATCCGGCTGCGATTCTGACTGTAGGCGAGGTCCTGGAGTTGCTCGATCTCGTCGAGGACGTCGAGGACGCTCTTCAGCGGCGGGTCTGGGGCAGTCGGCTTCGCCGGGTGCGGCCAGATCGCCCTGAGGTTGAGATTGTCAGCGTGCTCGTCGAGGATCTTCTGCCGATTGTCCTGAAT